GTTTCCATGAGTACGAGAACTCTGGTTTTGTGCGTGCCCTGTCAACTGGGTGTACTTGTTCTAACAGGTGCACTCTTTCTTCAGATGGTACGCGGGTTATAGTATCGTGTCCGCAATGTGACGCGATATTATATCCCACTACATGCAATAATGTTTGTGATATGTTGAGTCTATGCGGGTCGTCGGCCCCCAGAAGACAATGTGTCTATGGAAATGCTTGTGTGCGGGATTTGCAGTGCCCATTTATTGCACAGCCTCCTATCATCACTACGTGGAGCTCAGCTGGTTCTCAAAGTCAGAGCCTTCAGGGACAGCGTAGTTTTCAACATGATTCTTTTATTAACTTGCCACAATATTATTGTGATGAGTATTTTATTGAAGAAATTTTTGATGCAACTCAAATTTTCATACATGATTTATATACGACCCCTGATTTATTGGTCGTTAAAGATGAATACCCCTATGACGTTTTTTATTCAAAAATCGAACATTTATTTGCCGCGGGGTTTTCAATTGGACTGCGAAAATGCGGTCATTATTGCGGCTATGATATTACAAAAAATAATACATTAACATCTGTGTTAATTGACACAGAAAAACAAAATTATTTGGCTCTTAGTGATATGACTATGTATGACTTACACACAATATGTGAAGAGCCCGAGATATCAGAATGGTATTTGCGTGATTATATGCGCGCAAACTCTATTCTGCGCAACAGAAATGAGTATGAACTAGACGAATCTACTGATGTTGGTTTTTCATCTGATGAATCTATCGATGATGAAATGGAAGAGGAAACTTGCTCAACCTCCGTCAGAGATGTTTCAAAGTCTTGGTTTATTATTCAAATAAAACATAACAAGTTTACAAATAGTGAGCAATTTCGTTACTCACAAGATTTTTGGAACATGAAAATACAAGACATGAAAATGGTTGCAAACCAGATTCAGGACTTGGTTAAACGCAAAAATATATCAATTTCAGATGCCCGGTTATTTTTCAACTTCTTCATCACACGAAGATACAATCTTAAACCAAATATAAGATTACGAAAATATGTTATTGAACAAAAGAATGTTTATGAGTTTGATGCAGAAGTTGATGATGATTGGGAAGACATATATCAAGATGTTTTACAACCGGAATTTTTGGGTTTATCTATGCCATCATTTAACATTAATCATAATATTTCATTACCCCCTAATGTGCTTGAAACAGTAAATTTAGTAAATTCAATGATACCGAGAGAATCAACACAGGAAACTGAAGGACCGTCCATGCTGGATAAGTTAATTTCTATGGGATACTTAGGAGCTACAACATTTTATGTGGCAAAGAATCATTCATTAGAAGTATTTTTGTTAACAGTATCCCAACAAGTTATGACAAGATATGGATTAACCGGAAAATTTATTGGGAAATTAGATCCACTTGCACAATTATCTGGTTGTGCTAATATGAGCCTAGATATGGTTAAAAGAGCATTAACTTGGATATATCAATGGATTCGAGGAGAAGTTACGTGGTCACAATTAGATATGTTACAAGACGATATGGTGGAGGAATCATCATTAGAAGATATTGTAGGTGGAATTTCTGACAATAACCCACTTTTCGCTCTATTTGGTATGGTATGGTCTTGGATGCCGTTTAGTAGTGACGATTTTTCTTCACGAGGAAAGGAGTATTCTCAAAAATTTGTCCATTTTGTTCGTGGTGTGCAAGGAATGAAAACTGCATTTGAATTACTACCACAAATTATTGAGTGGGCTGTCTGCCATGTATTGGCATGGTGGCAAGGTTGCACTTATGAAGATATTGTACTGGCACGAACTTATGGAGAAAAGTATAAGAAAACACTTTCTAACGCACAAAGAATAATTTCACGATTTGAAGAAGATAATTTGGTGGCATCACCTGCTGTAAGTCTAGAAATACAGCAATTATGGGAAGAATGTACAGCCATGAATACTGATCTGAAAACAAAAGTGAGTGCGCCTGTTCAAAGGACATTAGCTTTTGTAACGAAACAGATAGGTATGCTCAAAGATATGGCAGGTTGTCATCGATCTACGTCGCGTCAAAAACCTGAACCAGTTAGCATTTGGTTAATTGGACCACCAAAACGAGGGAAGAGTAACCTATATAAGGATCTAATGCGAGATGTTTTTGCATTATTGAATTTTCCCCATTTTTCTGATATAGATGTATTTACTCGAAATCCAAAGGATCAATATTGGGAAAATTATAGTGGACAACGTGTTTGTCTTTTTGATGATTGGGGATCAGTGAGATCAGAAGAATTGTGGGAAGAGATGATAGGTGATATGATTAAAGTAATTAACTGTGCTCCGTGTCCCTTACCGATGGCTGCTTTAGAAAAGAAGGCAAATACATTCTTCTCGTCACCATTTTGTGTTTATACCAGTAACAAAGGATTTACCAATGATGTTGCAAAGAAAGCAGCTGAACCACATGCTGTTTTAAGACGACGACATTTTGTTATTGGTGTCGATTTGAAACCCTCGAACGATAATGTGTCTACAATTCCAAATATTGATAAAGATAGATGGTTATTAACAATGAAGAATCCTATGGAAATTGATGCTGATAATGGAAGAGGGACACCAGTGACGTATGAGAAACTTGTATATCTTATAGCATGTAAATACCTTGAACACTATGCTGGTTTTATGTCAAATGAGAGACGTCTAATGGAAGCAGTGGATATAGAACAATTGAAGCAATCAGCCCCAACCCATTTAGTAAATTATTTTCAAAATTTACAAGGTATTGTAAATAATTTAATGTATAGTAATGAAGAACCTATTACCAATGATACAATGCAGTCGGAACATGCAACTGGTGAATTACCGTATGATTTCCATTCCTTAGAAGAGGATGTTTCAGAATTAGAGGATATTGTTCAATTTAATTTAGAAGATTACCCTGACACTGAAATGCCTAATTATTGGTCTGCAGTTTCTTCTTATTTCGATATTTACTCAAATTCCGTCCGAAATTCTATACAATCTTTTATTTCATTGATTTCGTGTTTAAAAACAGAGGATCTAACTGCATCTATAACAGGACTTTTTGAATGGATTAAACAGAAGAAATCTCATTTACGTGTTTTAATAGGAGTATCATCATTACATACCTTGGCTTTAAGATATAATATTGATGTTCACTGCTTAAATACTCCTAGGGTCAACATTCCTCGATTGAAAGACAACATCATTCAATTATTCAACCATTGGTCAAATTTTGTTGCAAAGAATTTTAACTACATAGTAGCTGGAATTCTTTCTGTCTTGGCTATTGCGGGATACATTTGGAAACAACGTTCAACTCCTTCTGAGGAAAGTACACTTCCACGTGAGAGACCGGATTATAATCAAAGACAAGCTAAGAAGTTTAAATCATCTCAAAGAGGTGGTGTTCATAAAACAATGCCACCTTTTAAGAAAGGACCTAAAGGGAAAGGAGGAAAATTTCTCAGTGCTCAAAGCACAGATGTTCAAATGTCTCACATACTAAAAGGTGCTACTTCGTTAGTAAAGAATAATATGGCAATTATATGGTGTGATCGTATTAGAAATCAAATGGTTTTTATAGGTGGTCGATACGCACTTACTACCAGACATACGTTGGAGTGTATGATTCCATCCAGTAATGATCATGAAGTTACAATTGTAGGGTGTGGGGACAAACGACAAAAACTTATATGGAGTGGATCTCTTAAGCAATTAAAATTGACATATCATGATACTAAGGATGTGGCATTAATTGAATTTCCAAAACAAGTTAGTGAATTTCCGAGTATTATTAAATATTTTCCGGAAGAAGAATCCGCTGTAAGTGAAGAGGCTGCTTGGTTAATTGGAATATCGTCATCTGTAATGGATTATAATTACCCAAAATCGTTGGAAGAAGTTTTTCCATCACAATTTATTAATTTAAGAGGAATCAAAAAGCGACCTCAAAATAAATATTATATTACCCGTATAATAGATAATGAACCAAAGCGAGTTTTGTATAGTCCTGGAGTATGCCTAGAATATGAGAAAGTTACCCAGAAAGGAGATTGTGGCAAGCTCATTGTACAACCAATAAATAGTGGATCTCAAATGATTATTGCTGGCATACATCAGGCAGGTAGTCCCGTCAAAAGTATAGCTTCTATGATATTAAAGAAGGATCTTGATGATATGCGATTGGGCAATATTCCTGACACTGTAGAAGATGTGCTTGATTCTGAATCTATTGAATATTCTCTTGCTGTTAATCATAAAAATTTTGATGAATATCAAGCGAAATTTGTCGATCCTCTAGTTGTTTTAGAAGGGAAGTATGCGGCACGATATCCTACAAAGTCTAATCTGATTAAAACTTCATTATATAATTACGTAACAGAAAAATTTCCTAATTTGAAGAATTATGTGCCAGCAATCCTGCATACGAAAGATGGAGTTAATCCAATGCAAATGCAAGTTGATAAACAATTTTCAACATATTGTGATTTTATTCCATACGAGACTATTCAACGAGCATCGGATTCTTTATTGGATCATTTGACGAGTTTACCCACTGCTAAATACATTAAATATGGAAAAATTTCATTGCATAGTGCGGTAAATGGAGATCTGAATATTGGATTAAATGGATTAGCTATGAATACCTCTGAGGGTTATCCCTTTATCTGGTATCGACCTCAACAATGTTCTGGAAAACAATGGCTAGTTGAAAAATGCGAAGAGAATAACATAACTTATTATAAGTTGAAACAACAAGTTTTGGATCGCATTACAAAATTAGAAGATCAATTAGACAAGGGAGAAATACCTGTAGTGTTTGTAAATGATTTACTCAAAGATGAATTACGACCCATTGAGAAAGTATTACAAAAGAAAACACGGATGTTTATGTGTTCAGACTTTGCATGGAATATAATTATTCGTAAATACTTTGGCGGTTTCTTGGGTTTTATCTATAATAATTGTGTTGATCTGGAGATAGCTATAGGTATAAATCCGCATGGTCAACAGTGGTCAGCACTCTATCATAGAATATTTCGACAAGGAGATGAAGGAAATTACTTTGCTGGTGATTTTGGAAATTATGACAAATCATTACCATATCAATTAATTATGGAAGTATCTTCTATTATTAATAAATGGTATAATGATGAATATTCAGATATCAGAACACAAATTATTCAGGCTACTTATAATACGTATCATATTAATGGTAACGTGATATATAGAACATATCAGGGTAACCCTTCGGGAACTCCTTTAACAACGCTAATGAATTCCATGGTTAATTGTTTATTAATGCGGTTAGCATTTAATACAATTATGGGGCATTTTGAAAAGGATCTGGAGTTTAATAATGAAGTACAATTCTCTTGTTTTGGAGATGATAACATGGGATCGGTATCTGATAAAGCTTCAGAATTTTGCATGGCAAACATATCTATGGCTTTAGATATGTTTGGTATGGAATACACACATCCAAACAAAACATCCGATATTTCAGAAATATTTTTCCTTAAACGAAATGAAATTACCTATTTGAAAAGGTCTTTTCAATTTAATTGGGAAGGAAGTGAATATGTCTCAGCACCATTAGAGTTTGATTCAATTTTGAGACCATTATGTTGGCGAGATTCAAAGTCTGATGTTACCGAAATCAAGTACCTTTCCGATATTTGTTCTGATATTATGCGAGAAATGGTTCATTACCCAAAGAACAAATATTATGAAGTAGAAAAATTTGTACGGCAGATGGCTATTGATAATTCATCTTTAGAAATCGTCATAAAACATTTTGATCGAGACCAATTATTTTTGGAGATAATTGGTTCAGATGTACTCATCAGAGGAGGGAGTGCATTTTCAACACCATTGATAGTTGAATCTGAAAGTGGCACATCAGGACATCAAAATCAAGTGGGTACACCTCATAACTTATTTAAGTTAGCCCCCCCCAATCACCTAGATAGTACGCTTCGTGATGGTAATCAAATTTGTACTGCTGAACAAAATGTTAAATTACAAGAAATAAGTGGAGAGGACCAAGCAGCTATGGACCGCGTCACTATAAAACAAAATATTGTCCATTTTGAGGACAAAGCTGCAATAGATTCGGAAGTATTGGTACCATGTGAGAAAGTCCCTGATGTATCTTTCGGTACAACGGAAACTTTGGAACAAGTATTACAACGACCTGTACGTGTTGGAACTTTTTCATGGACTCCAGATATGACAGAGGGATCATTTGTGTATCAACTCGATTTTCCTAGTGCTATTATTCAACAATCTTCATTCATTCGGGATAAGTTACGGGAATTCTCGTATTTAAGATGTGATATAGAGATATCAATAAGAGTGAATGGTACTGCATTTCATTATGGAAAATTGTTATTTGCATGGGATCCTTGTATGCGGTTTATGGATTTAAAATATAGAAATGCTGTAAACAATGTGTATTCCGCTTCGGGAAATCCATGTGTATTAGTGAGTCCAACGCAATCTGAAACAATGGTATTTACTGTTCCTTTTGTGTTCCCTTACTATTACTTGCTATTGAACAGTTATGGTATGGATCGCATTGCTAATACATCCGCCTACCGATCTCTTGGTGGTTTAAAAACCTATGTTCTAAATCCCCTTCAGCAATATAGCACTGCACCTTCAAACCCAGTGGGTGTTTCGATATATGCTAGAATGGTGAATGTATCATTACAAGGTCCTGCAAACTATCATGAATTTGAGGTTACCCCTTTAAAACCATTGCCTCCAGCAATGTTACAACCAGAGTCAACCACCGGATCTTCTAATTATATCAATAAGGTTAAAGGAACTAAGAAAAGTTTTATTCAACAGGCAAAGAGAAATGTTGAGGCGAAGAAAAAGTCTGAGAATCCAATCTCTGAAGATCAGGAACAAGACGATCCAACAACCAGTATTACTTCAGTACCCGTCACTGGAACCTTTGCGCGAGTTCGAAATGTTATGAAGAGATTATATTCGAATCTTGTTGATACGAGTTATAATGAACCGATAGCACATGAGTGCAATCCTATAGATTTGGATCCATATAAAACAATGGTGCCGAGATTATTTAATTTATCGAATACGCACGGATTAAATCCTTCAACAATGTTGACGTTACATCCTGGTGCTTCAATAGATAAGCATCCTTGTTTAATGGGTTCACATCCTGCAGAAATGGATTTGGATTATGTATTTTCTACACCATCATTGGCACAAATCATTACATGGGGTTCTGATGCTATCAGTGGACAACAAATAACTGATTGGATTCCAGTGAGGCCTGGATACAGAGGACCTGGATATGATACCATATTGTCATGGGCGAGTTTACCGTTTCATATGTGGAGAGGCTCTATTCGAGTGCTTTTCCATATTACAGCAAGCAGTTTTCATGCTGGTAGGTTAGCCCTGGTTTGGGTTCCTCCTGAATCTGGGTATCCACAACAAGGAGATACTTTATTGAGTACTCTGGAAGGGAAAGCCATTATGAGGGTTATAGACATTAAAACTGAATCTGAAGTTGCTGTTACTTTTCCATACTTCTCTATGAGACCTTGGAAATTACGAACTGCTCTCAGTGAAAGTGCACGTCTAGCTGCTCCTCCCAATCTTGGGGATGGTACAGTTTTTGACCTATATGCATCTGGATATTTTGCTTTCTTTGTTGTAAATGAGCTTACACACAGTGAGAACCCACCACCACCTGTTTATATCAATGCCTTTGTTTCTGGAGGAGAAGATTTTCAAGTGGCGTTTCCAACTACTGAAAAATTGGATGCCAATAGTTTTTCTCCTACAGTTGAGGAGGTTGATGAGGAAATGGAACCAGAGACATTTATGAGGGATGAAATGCGATTAGCTGATTATACACCTATGTTTGAATATTCGACAATTCCGGATAATAAGATTACAGTTCCAGAAGTGCCGATGACAATTAATGAAGTTGTGTCTAGATACCATTTGGAGATTCCCACTACAGAGTCAGGATTATGGATTTTTAATCGATTTTCCAGCATTTTTGCTACTTTTTCCGTAAATGCACCATTTTGGATTTGGTTTGAGTCAATTTACCGATTCAGAAGAGGTGATTTTAATGTTAAGCTTGCAGATTTGGATGATGGACTTGAGCCAGATTCTGTCGTCGCAGCGATACAAATTACGGGACCTCGAGAAAATGCAGGAGAACAAACACCTTGGATACCGGAATCCTTGAATTTTTCAAACAAACGATATTTGGTTGCTCAAGGTGCAGCTTTGGTACAAAATCCTGTATCCAATGGATTAGAGGTGTCTATACCTTATATGGGAACAGCACTTTGTGAAGTTGTTGGTTTTTGTGATACTACTGATAATAGACGAGAACAAGGTCTCAATGTAAACTCAACTGCGGTTATCTTTAATCTTCGGTCCGGAGAGTTTAGTCATCCGTTGTTTGCAGCTGCAGGAGACAATTACCGTTTGGGATTCTTGGTAGGACCTCCAGCACGGACCCAATAATTTATTTATTTATTTATTAGGTTTTTATGATTTACCGTTTGATCATATTAACGACAAATTTAACGGCAGGGATCTTACCCCCTTGGCTGAGAGGCCTAAAGTGCGCATTTTTAAATAACAATACGGACGAGATTATTTGCTTTGCAAAGAACCACTGAACTTGAAATACTAAGTGAAGACAGGAGCGTAAGGCCCACTGGGCCGCAAAGCAAAC